TGGATTGCCCTGAAGAGATACTTTATAATCCCCGCTCCGCTGGCCCCTTAGCTCAGTGGTTAGAGCAGGCGACTCATAATCGCTTGGTCGCTGGTTCAAACCCAGCAGGGGCCACCAAATTTACCCTTTAAAATCAACATAATAAGTCACTTTCCTTGAAATTCCATAACGCGATGCTTATGGTTGTGTCTCAAAAGTGTCGCAAGCCATTTCGTAGGCATATCTACACGACCTTGCAAAGCGAAACTTGCCGCTTCATATATCGACGAAAATAAATACTATCTGAGGTTTTGCTATGGACAATGGTGAACTTAAAGTTAGCGTCAATGCTGAAATGAAGGCGGATTTTCAGCCTGTCATCGAGCATACTCCTAACGCATTAAATAAGCTTTTTGAACTTTTCTTTGGAGTTAGGCATGCCAAGCAAAAAAGGTTGATAGCTTTAATTGAAATGCAGAAAACAAAAGATGTCGAGCAATTAAAGGAAGGTCTTGCCGTCTTCGATGTTGAACAAAAAAAGCTGGATGGAATTTCTCTTGATAGTGATAGTGAAAAATTAAATATAATTTCCCAAGAAAAAATTAATGAAGAAGCAGCTAATATCTCAAGCTGTGTTAAGGAAGCAGTTCGCCATTTCATCAACAATGATATGATGGGCGAAAAAGAATTTTCTAAAGATTTTTTTAACAGGTGGAGAGATGAGGCAAAACTTGTTAGTGAAGAATACGCCCAAAAACTTTGGGGTTTAGTTTTAGCAGAAGAAATGAAATCCCCAGATACTATTTCGTATAGGGTCTTAGATATACTCAAAAATCTAGCTAAAACTGAAGCTGAGCTTTTTAATAAAATGAGCCAGTATGTAGTTTTTGATCAAGGTCTAGTAACAGGTAAACATCTTTCGGAATCGGATATTAATATACTAGTTGAAGCAGGACTAGTAACATTCGCCGGGGTTTATCGCAGCGCAAAATGGTCTAAAACAGTGGTGACTTATGCTGACCAAACAAAAAAAATCGGACACTATATCAACGGAAATGCACACTTGATATTTTCTGATTACGATCATGAGAAAGATTTATCTTTAACATATGTTCCACTGACCCATGCAGGACAGGTAATATATAGAATAGCCAAAAGAAATAACAATTGGAATATTGACGAGCTTGCTAAAGCTATTCTTGGTCAGGTTAAAGAAATAGATAAGCTTATCACTTTCCCTTTCGTTAATATTAGCAAGACGAATATAGATACTCATGAGGAATCAATTCATATTAGATAATACTCATATGACTCACCTCCAGAAAATTGACTATAATTTTATTACAGGCTCCACCTGTAGTCTGTAAATTATGCAAAGATACTTAGCTAAGAATAATTATAGTAATCCATTGAGCTAAGTATTACTTTTTTAAGTTGGTGAAAAAATTTACTCAATTTATCATATAAAAAATTAGGTCACATACGAGGATTTAGAAGTGACATTACAAAATCTTATTGCAGTTGCTGGGCTGTTTGCTACTGTTTTTTCGGCAGTTGCTGCTGCATTTGCGGTCAAACAATCAAGGTTACAAAGAACTACTCTAACCAAACCACAACTAATCGTAGCGAAAATTGATATTCCTTTTGTTAGGAATACAGATGAAATATTTTCAATGTTACCTAAAGATGAGGAATTAGAATACTGCTTTAATGTTCCTATAAAAAACGTAGGTTTAGGGACTGCATTGAACTTGAAATATAGTTGGGATTTCGACTATGAAAAGTCTATAGAGAATTCCGGATTCTCACATACCGACACGCATCAAATGGTAAGTTTAAATTCATCTGCAAATATTAAAGAAATAAACAATACGGTATATGTAGAAAATCACAGCATTAATAAATCTACTTACTTTTCCTTCTTCAAAGAAAGAAAATACAAGTCATACACGCTTAGAAAAGCTTATACAGATATTGAATACATCATACCTATTACTCAAGATAAAACTCAAACATTCCTTAAACTACCCGAAATCATACCTATCTTAAGCGTTAACAACTCCCAAGACCTCTTGTTAATTACTGAAGCGATGCTTAATGAAATCAACTCAGGGACACTTAAAGTAGAATATGAAGATATATCAGGCTACAGGTTTCACATTATATTTTCCTGCACTATTAGATTAATTAAATATTCAGCCAATGTTAAGCATGGGGTTGAAGCTGTTTATGAATTAAATTTTCAAAGAGTTCATGATTTTTCTTACGGAAAAAAAGTTCTTCATAAAATTAATTCAAAATTCAATTTTTTTAAAAAGCGCGTTTAATCTTTTGTAAACTTTAGATTGTAAGCAAGATACTTTTACCAATCTGAATAAGCGGCCTGCTAGGCCTCACTTTCATTCGTAAATGGCTTCTTTGTCACAGGGAGCCATTCCAGCTTATTATTTTTAACCTGCTTAAATCGATACATCCCAATACTCTCCGCGTGGCCATAACACGTATCTGTTACCCGGTCCCCATCGGTCATTCCAGATCGCATCGTCAGTTAGCTTTTCTCCCCGCTCCATGAACATAAAGAGCGCGCCACTGAGTGAAAACCGTCGCATTTTGTTGCCCCTTGTCAACAGCAATACTGTACATAAAAACAGTATATAGCTTACTTAGTTTTTCAGTTTTGTAAAATGTTCCGAAACCTCGCCAGCCCTTGCCCTGTCCACGCTGGCGGTTTACTCACTTAGATTTACTGAGATCCACTTGAGATCTAAAAGGTGAACTAAAATTTTAATATCATTCAAATTCAACATCTTGCATTTCGCCTGAGATCCAACAGAGATCCAGAAAACTGAAAAACACTGAAATTCTTTTCGCTCTTTTCAGTTGGCGATCTCCGGCAGAACCCTAGTACTGGCGCGGTCTGGCCACGCCCTTTGTAAAAAAATAAAATCGAAAAATTTTTATGATGCAAAACCTGCAGGCGGGTGCGGTGTAGCGCCGATTTTGTCTGCCGGACGATAATTTTGCCGTGCTTACGCGCAGCCAGTGCCGCGCTGTGCGGATGATCTGTTTATGGTTGTCGTGCCTGAAGGGCGCGCGCTTGCGTGGCGCATCGTGCGTCTGAGGCATTCTGGTGACGGGCAATAAAAAACCCGCTGTGATAGCGGATCAGGGTGCTGGCTTACTTACCGATGACGGGGGAATATTTCGTACTGAGCGCAGCGGCCTGCTGGCCACTCTGTGCGATGGCGCTGCTGTTCGTGGGCTGCCCGGTTGACGGGTGCGTATGGCTGGCCAGCTGGTCAGCCAGCTGCTGCACCAGTGCCACAGTATCGAGCATCAGCTGGGCCACGTTAATCTTCTCTGAACCAATCCACACAACCGGCGCGATGATTTCCTGACGCGTCCCGGCAATGCTCTGGCGCAGCTGGCCAATTTTCTCAGTCAGTGCCTGCCCGACTTTTATCGTGGCGCTGCCGGTGACGTCTGTTTCCGCATTACCGCCCACTGTAATCAGCTGATTCTGCTGTGCGGCCACGCTGTAACTGCCGGTTGTTACGTGCTGAATGGCTCCGGCCATCAGTGACGCCGTGCCGATCACCGTGGTTCTGTCCGTGGCTTTGACCGTTGTTTCTCTGCTGATCAGCTCACGCGCTTCCGTATCGGCTTTAACTTCCCGGCTCATGGACGTTTCACGGATGGCCTGATCGGTCTGGCGCTCCCAGTCTCCTGCCTGTGTTACCCGCTGTGATACTTCCGCGCGCTGCTGCTGCAGCTGTTCGCCCGGCTTCACGTCCGGCAGGCTGGTCCCTTGCGGCATAGTCTGGCGCACAAACGGCTTGTCCGGGCGTCCGCCGGTAAAACCGACCTCAACCAGCGTACCCTCTGGCGGGAACTGGAACATGCCGGAATCATTACCGGCCATCGGTACGGGTAACGGCACAGCAGGATAAACCGGCGTACTGCCGTCCGGATTGCCGTCAGCATCCAGCAGCTGCAGATTGACGGCATAGCGCGGCCTGAAGGGGTCAGCAAAGTTTCCGCTTTTGACCGCCTCAGTCGGGGCAACAACGCGCGCCATTTTAGGCAGGTGCAGGCCGCTGGCCAGCTCCGGGTAATGGCTTTCCACCTGACGTTGTACCGGTGTTTTCTGCAGAGGCTGGCCTGTTGTACGGTTTCGCGGCGTCCAGGTGATTGTCATGGTGTCGCTGTTCAGCTGCACCTTTGTCACGCGCTGGCCGTTCACCTCTACGCCCGGACGAAGTGACTGGATCACAGGTACGGTCATCGTATTGCCACCGGCAGTGGACTGGCTGAACTCCGGCGGAATATCCACCGGCTTACCGGCAAACAGCGCCTTTTCAGCGCCGCCCAGATACATGCTGCCATCGGGCAGCTGATACCAGATGTAATCATTAATACCGAAGGCGCGCCCCAGACTGGCCAGCAGTTGAAATCCCGTGCCGCTGTGCGTGAAGTGCGGGATCGGCCTGTCGCTGTAATCTGCCTGCGGTACGGTGACGGTCAGGCCGCTGTGTTCTTCCAGCCAGGCGGCAATCTGGCGAAGCGTCGGGTGCTGAAAAGCGCACGGCCAGCCGCGATCAAATACGCCGCACAGCTCACGGATGAAAAGGCGCTGATAGCCGGTTTCTGAAGGCTGCGAGCGCTCCACGTATCCGGTAAACCAGCGCAGCAGCCGATCAGGGTAGCCGGTGTCAATGCGGACCATTTTGCCGGTGTAATCAGTGCTGGTCTTTGCCGTGATGAAGCCACGGCCACAGCTGTTAAGCTCCAGTACCAGAGCGGCATCCGTCAGATGCACTTCGTCAGTTGACAGGTAAAGCCGGGTTACAGGTTTCATCGCTATTCCAGTGCGTCATTCACCGGCTTAAGCACTTTGCGCTCAAACCACGTCATTTGTTCTTCACTCTCGCCTGCGGCCTGCCCTCTGCCGCCCGCGCTGCCGCTGCCGGTCTGTTTCGTGGCCGTGGTTTTACCACTTGCGCGCGCTTCACGCTTTTCCTGAACGCTGACATGCTCAGTCAGCGTGAACGTTATCAGCCAGGACATTTTTCCTTCCTGCTGCGGTGCGTCCACGTTGCCTGTGAAAGTTGCCTCGCGAAAACTCACCGCGCGCGCCACTTCATGCGCTACGCGGTATTTCTGCCGCTGGCCACTGGCATCAGTTGCAGACGCCAGCTCAAAAATGCGCTTTAGCAGGGCAATATCACCGAACCCGATTTCGCCGCTGATCCTCAGCTCTTTTCCCTTGATGCCCTGCTCTGCCTTTGCCGTTGAACTGGTCTGCCCGGACTGGTCTTTATCCTGAAAAGCCATTGAAACGGTCACCCGCATATTTTTAAGCGGGATGCCCTCACCGTTAAGCGCCAGCGTCGGGTTTGTACTCATGGATCATGCCTCTTATTCCTTCAAGATTGTCACCGACCAGCATCACCGCAGCCGTATGCACAGCTGACGGCTGCGGAATGTCTTTCACCAGCTGCGTGAGCGTAGTAACCACGTCGCCGCTGCCGGTAAACACCCATGCCCGTGCGCTTTTGCCCTGCAGATCGCCCAGCCCGGCGGCAATGTCTGCCAGCATGGCATCACGTTTCTGGCCAAACGCAGCCAGCTGCGCTTTCAGGCCGTCAAGCCCTGCCCCCGCGCCTGCTTCGCTCTGTGCCTGTTTCACGGCAGCGGCTGCAAACGCGGCGCGGCTGGATGGCACGGACAGCGGCACTGACGGCGGCAGCGCAGCGCTCATACCTGCAGGCAGCTGCATCTTTTCCGTGGCCAGCGTGGCGGCTGACTGCGCCAGCCGCTTTACCTGCACAAACGTCGGTGCCGGAAAAACCTCAGTCAGCTGGTTCAGTGAGGACATAAAACTGTCATGCGTCTGGCTGGCCACCATCAGAATCACTACGTCAGACTTTCCGCCGGTGCCTGCCAGCTTCTGCGCCAGATAGGCCGTGGCGTTAACCGGACTCAGATACGCGCCGTTATCGGTTTGCTGTCCCAGCCCGTAAATCCACGGATGCACCGGGACCATGCTGCAATTAAGTGCGGTCATTGCATCCGTCAGCGCCAGCCGCGCCTCACGCCACATCATTCAGCTCCGGCCATACAATGTTATCCGGGTCTGAAACATCAAGCTCAATCAGATCAAGGCGGTAATTCTTCAGCACTGTCAGACGGGCAGACTGCTCAGCGGTTGCTCTGCCCAGCTCAACCGCATCCAGTAGCGGGGACATTTCCGCAACCGCATCAGCAATAAGTGACAGGCGTTTTTTATCTGCCAGCTCAGCCCGTTCAGCCTGGGTGTAGGTGCGCGGGACGATTGCGGAACCGTCAAACATCCATGAACCATCAATTGAGATACCTTCGGGAACCGCTTCTTTTTCGACTTCAGCAACGGAATATCCGCCAGGGTAAAGGCGCGATGCGTCAAACCCGAAAGAACGGATCACGCCGTCGCTGTCAAAGAAGACTTTCAGCGTGTCATCGCTGAAGCGCATACGGTGAAAATACCAGTCCTCACCTTTCTCACTCTGAAAATAAAGCGCGGGGATCATTAAATCCGCATATTCCGGAATGTACTGCGTGAAATTTTTGAGTATTAACATCATGCCGTATGCCCTACATTTACCCATCCCATTGACGGGACATATTTCTGAATGGGACGGTAAAACACCGTATCCCCGCCGGGGTTATCGCCTTCATAATTCCAGCCGGTCATCACACAACCACCAGGAACTCGTTGCTGGCCGTTTTTAACAATGAGGAATGCGCCCTCACCACCCAGAGCAACATCCTGAACCCTGTTGAGCTGCGCATCATTTGCTTTGTTCCAGGCATCATTAGCTCTGCCATTTACCGCGTTGATAGTGTTATTTACGTTACCAAGTTGGCCGTTAATCCAGTTGCTAATCCATCCTCCCCAGATAGAGCCGTAAACATTGCCATCGGTAGAGACAATGGCCCCTCCTGCGTAAAGCGCGGCCGGTGCCCTGAAACTACCGTCATTGCGGAATGCAAAGGAATGGACCACGCCAAAACCATCCACCAAAACCTCTGCAAACGCATAATTGCCGATAACTTCAACCATGCGAAAACAGGCCGACGCGCCATCCTTAAAATCCCTGTCGCCGCCTCGGTTTTTGAGACAGGATCGAAACAAAGGGGCATAAAGTGCCTGCCCCGCACTACCACTTTTAGTATTTGAAATTACGGTAACGCTGGCTTCCTCGTTCAGCGTGCCACCGGTGACAGGATAAGCGCCTGTCTGTGCTGCACTCGGCGGGTTAGCCGTGGTAAACAGCGCCCCTACATCTGTTGTATCCACTGTCGCGTGCAGCTTTCCGTCATCGCCCCAGTCAATAAAAATACTGTGTGCGCCTGAAGAATGTTTACCGCCATTAGCCTGCACGGCTTTGTAGTTACCGACCTGATCCAGTGAAAGAGCCTTTCGCGCTTCGTTTTTATCCGCAAGGTCTTTAAGATTTTCAGATGCCTTCAGTCGCGAACTGGCATTATCGTTTGCCGCTTTTACCGCTTTAGGCGTTGCTGCAGCCGTTTCGCTGGCGCTGTCTGTTGCATTGCTCAGCTGAACGAAGCCCTTTTCTTTCAGTGTCGCATCCGGGTGATTGCGTGATTGCTCATGTTTTCTCAGCGCATCACTAGCCTGCTGATTATCCAGCGACCCCTTGGGGCGCAGGTCTGTGATATTCCCGGCAGCGTCAATGCTCGCCAGCGCGGACACGTAATGCTTAACACCGTCCTGCTCATAGTCAGCAAGATCAGCCGCCACTGTGATTTTGCTCTGCATGCCCCAGACGCTGGCCAGCGTCCCGGTAAAGCACACGTCCAGCCATACTTTTACCGGCTTCACGCCGACCGTAATATTTTGGTCAGCATCCAGCTGGGCGCGCAGGCCGCCCACGTATCCCGCGCCGTGGGAAACAAAAAACTGCGTGCCGCTTTTACCGACCAGCCAGCCGTCACCGAAAAACGCAGCCGGGCCGTAAATATCGGTGTTTTCCAGGCGCTGACGTTCATCCATCGCCCCCATGCGCTCGGTGAAATCAATCTGCCACGTTTCCGCTGGCGTACTGATACCGGTTTCCTGCTGTGCGCCGCTGTACTCCATCAGGAATGAACGTGTCAGAACGTTGCCCTGCTGGCCTTCGCGCGTTTTCAGCTTCTGCTGTGCCGGGGCATGTACGATCATGGCCAGCGTCCCGGTTGCGCTGTTCACAAGGCCAATCCAGTTAAACGTAAAATCGCCCGTGTCCGCGCCCAGTACCACCGAATGCACCACCGCATTCTGATTCACCACGCCTTTGCGCGTGACCGCCTGCCGGTGAACTATCTGTGCCTCTGGCGGGATGCCCTCACTGCGGTCTACCGGCTTAGCCGGATCGAGGCCCGGCACGTTCGCAAAAATAAACCCATCCAGTAAAACCGGCTCACCGGATTCCGCCTGGCGCGCTTTCCACTGCTCAAATGCTGTCGTGATAACTGTCTGTGACATAATTTTTCCTTAAATTCCTGCGCTGAACGTCGCGCTGGCCACGTCCGCCCCGGCGATGCGCGCCGGGTAAACCACATATTCACCCTGGTCCCAGCCTGCACGGATAGCGAACGGCTGCGAGGTGATCACCTCAAACTGATAACGGCGGCACGTCCTGCCGTACTGCTGGATTATCTGAAGCAGCAGCTGCGCGTTGTCCGCAATCTGGCTGTCTGAAACGCGCACCTGTATTACGTCCCAGTCAATACCGGGCTGGCGCTCAACCAGCTCCACATACCCGATCCCCAGCCGCTCAAAAATGCTGATAAACCCTGACACGGACCCGGCATCGCGCGCGTTGATAAACGCAAACGCCACGCGCCTCCGGAACAGTGAAAGCGGCTCACCGTTGAAGCGGGTAATATCCCGGTCATACGCCAGCAGATTCAGCAGCGGTTCAGAACAGGTCAGCGGATCAAACTGGCTTACCGGCCACGTAATCCAGCCGTAGACCTGCGCCCAGAACCGGCGCGCGGCTTTCAGAAGTTTGTCCGGCTCCCCTTTGCGCATCCACGTGGGCAGACGCAGCCCGGCCAGCTTTTTATCGAAATCAGTCATGTTCAATACTCACGGTCAGGCTGTTAAGACGCGGCACGCTCAGATCGCTGACGATATCGCCCAGCGAAAAGGTGACCGAATCGACTTCCGGAAAAGCCCTGTGCAGCTCACGCCCAAGGTTCGAAAATGAAAAGCGCGCGTAGGGCCACGTCTTTTTAACGTCATAGTCAGCGTTTTCACGGAATGCGCTGCGGATAAGGTTTCCGGCATTTTTAATCAGCAGCGCCTGATTTTCGGCAGTCATGTTGTCCGGATTCTGCAGAAACATCTTCACGCTCAGATCATGCCGGGTTTCCGGCATTGCGAAGCACTGCATATCGTCGCCGTGGCCGTGATGGCCCTGCGTGTTGATGTAGTCATTCACCGCCGTAATAAACGGCTCTGACAGCACGCCGGAATCAAGCAGCAGATAAGCATTTGCCGTTCCCGGCCCGCGCGGAGCATCGTGCAGAAAGAAAATCCGATCAATGCTCAGCCCCACAACTCCGGCGATCATTGAGCGGTAAACCGCGTCAGTGTGATAGTTACCTACCAGGTTAAACTGATTGCGGCAGCGCTCGCGCAGCTCGTCATCACTCTCTTCATCTGCGCCCGGCACGGTCAGCCAGTCTTCCTCACTCTCCGCCTGCGTGATGCCGGTGACGGCCACCGACAGGATGCGGTAATAGCCCGGCGCAAGGTTCCAGGCGGCCCCCACTTCTGACGCACGCACCGGGATCAGCGCGCTGGATTCCCCTGCCGGAATGGTGAAATCAGCAACGGTCACCAGTTCGTAAACCACGCCATTAATGCGCTCAGTCTGGATACGCGTACCGGCCTGCACGGTCACATCTGCCCCGGCGCTTTCCTTAGTGAACCGGATCACGCCCTCAGCCCGGCTGGCCGGTTTTGCCGTGACGTTTACCGCCCACGCCAGCAGGCGCAGCATCTGACCGCCTGCCGTGGCCACGAACATATTCACCAGCACCGTGTTGATCATGACGTCTGCCAGCCACAGCACCGGCGCGGTGATAATGGCCGTGGCCAGCCGCCAGAACGGCGACATGCGCGACGTGTTGGTGATAAGCCCCTCCTGCGCGGCAATAGCCGTAAAGCGCGCTTTCAGATCCGCTTCCGTCACCGGCATCCCGCCTGCTTTCACCACCTCCGTAAAATCCACCTGCGGTTTGTCCGTCATATATCCACCCCGTAAGACAGTGCGCCGAAATCGTATGTGCTGGCCGTCACCCAGAGGCGTGACAGGCTTTCTTCTGTCAGCTCAATGGTGCCGGGGATAATCCGTTCATCGTCCTCAATCAGTAATTCAAGCCGCGTCAGGATATCCGCACGCATCGTCGGACTGCGCTCCGCGATTAATTCTGTCAGTAGCCCGGATTCAAGGATTGCGTGTGCAATATCCTGCTGAATACTTTTTCGGTTATTACAGGTGACCGGTTCTTTACCGGTATTTAAAACAAAGTTTCCGTTTTCAATCAGAAGATCGACATACAGTAATTCACTCATCCCGCCAGCTCCTGCCATTCCATTAGCTGCTGCGGCGTCATGCCGCCACCTGTATTAATTTCCACTTTTTCGATGCGTTTACTGTTATCCGTTACGCTCCGGCTGTTGCTGGAAATGGTTTTATTAATTCCGCCTATCTCAACGCCTTTTAACTGGCCGCCGGTTGTCAGGTTATTTTCGATGCGCGGCGGCGGTGCGGCAGGCTCACCAAATTCCGCAATATCCACGCCAGGGATTCTATTTATTTTGCTGATAATCCAGTTCAGTGAACTCAGGGCCGTTTTTTTAATGTTGTCCCACAGGTTCGCGAAGAGGTTCATTATCCCGCTGGCCATATTCCCCAGCGTTTGCGTCACGGAAAAACCGGACAGCAGCGCAACGAAACTCTGCCAGCCCTCGCTGATAAACGCCCAGGCTTTACCAAATACATCGGCTACAGCAGCCACCGCACCGGATACAGCCTGAAAGGCTTCGGTATTCATCACGGCGGCTTTGATTGCATCCCAGTGCGCGATCAGCAGATAGCAGCCTGCGGCCAGCAATGCGACTGCGCCAATAATCAGCAGAATCGGCCAGCTCATAAAGTTAATGGCCACGCCGGTCATTACTGACGCCATGCGCACGGCCAGCAGTACGCCGCGCAGGGTTCGCATAACTATCGCGTAAGCCTTGACCGCTGCACTGGCCAGCCAGATCGCCCCGGTGTAAAGGCGCGTAACCAGCAGCAGCCCCATCACAATGCCGCGCAGCCCGGTCATAACAAACGTGGTCATGCCCATAACGATATTGGCCACCGCGCCTGCACCGGCAAAGCTCAGCACGGCCAGCGCCACATAACCGACCACGCGTGCGATGTTCGGAAACATCTGCATCCATCGCGCGAACGTCTGCCCCATATCCGCCAGGCGGTTCAGCAGCGGATAAATCACCGGAATCAGCGTCAGGCCGATCACGCGCCGGATGGCTTCCAGAATCTGAATAAAGCGGTCCCACGGCTTAATCATCTTCGCGGCCATTTCCTGCGTGCGCTTAAGCCCGTCATTTCCGCCCAGCTCGGTGATGTTACGCTGCAGTGCTGTCACGTTGCCCCACAGCTGTTTTACCACCGCTGAACTGTCACCGAATGCGTCATCAAGCGCCTTCTGTGCCTCCACGTTACCGGTGATACTCGCGCCGTATTTAGCCTGCAGCTTGATCAGGATTTCCGGCATGGACAGCATCTTTCCGGATTCATTTTTGAAGCTCATGCCCAGCTTTTTCGCGCCGTCCTCAGCGCCGGTCAGGAATCCTTCATACGAACCGGACGCCTCTGTACCCAGCGTGCGCTGCAGCTCCCCCATCACGGCAAGCTGCTCGTTAAGGCCGATGCCGTAGTTTGTGCCGACGCCGCGTGCGCCCTCCATCAAATCTTTAATTGCGCCCATTTCCACGCCAAAGCGCTGACGCATAAACGCCACTTTCCCCGAAAGCTGCTCCGCAAACTGCACGTTGCCCAGGCGCTCCGCATCCTCGCGGAAGTTGCCGAACATCTGCCCCATGAACTCTGCCGACTCCGCTGCCGTGCTGCCCAGCGCAGCGGCGGTCAGGTTGGCAATGCGGGTAACCTTCGGCAGCTCGTCACCGGTCAGGCCGCTGATTGCGGCATTAATGCTGGCCGTTGACTGCACAAACTCCACGGCGCTTTTGCCGTAGGTCATCGCAAAAAGGTTCGCGTCCTTTTCAACCTGCTGCAGTGCAGTGCTGTCGATGCCGCGCGCGGTCTGCTCCTGCAGCGCGTCATACATTTCAATGGCCGGACCCAGCGCGCCTTTGATGGCCTGACCCACGCCCCACAACGCCGCACCGCCAACACCAACGCGCTGAAACGCTGACCGGGACTTGTCTGCAAATTCCGTGACGCCTGCCTGTGCCTGACGAAGCGGCCGCGTTACCTTGTCGATCAGCGATAACGTAAATTCCAGCTGTTTCATTCGCTTCCCTTAAACGCCAGCGCGATGCCGTTTGCTATGGCAATGCGCTGGTTTTCCCAGTGCCGGTTATCAAGCCACAGCGCGGCGGCAAGGTTATCCGCGCTGTCATCCTCACCGGGCAGCCAGCGACGGCGTAAAATCAGATACTGTTCGAGTCCGTTGGCGTCAATATTACGGACCCGCTCACTTAGTTTTTTACGGTGATTTCCAGCTCAGGCGTATATTCTTCCAGCACCTTGCCCACAATCTGTAATGCCGCACCCGGCAGCGCCAGTAATTCCTGCAGCGCGTCTTTTTTTTCCGGCGTGACAATACGGACCAGAAAGTTATGCGCCGGGGAAACTTTATTTCCCATCGTGATTTCGTTGATATATTTGTTATAAGCGGTGACGTTCGGCGTAAAAGAAACGTCTTTGCCTGCGATGGTCATTTCAATTTTTTTATCACTCATGCTTTTTTCTCTCTTAAATTAATTTCGTCAATAAGCTGGTTATGGCGCGCCGCGCAGGTTGAATAAATATCAATCCACTGAATTAATAATTCTGCTGCGGCTCTGCCGTTGGTGCCGTTTAATCGGGGAAGATTAACGGGACATTTTGTTTTTAGATTTTCCTGATAGGGTATGCTCTGCGTTTTCACTGGCGGCGTTGTACAGCCTGAAATAATCACCAGACAGGCAATCATTACTGAAAACGGGCTTATCCAGTTCAGCGCGGATGCCTGCCGGTATCGCACCTTTTAATTCCTCCAGTTTGTTTTCAAGCTGCCTGGCTGACTCGCTTGCCACACCCTGCAGCTGATCACGCGCCCTGTCAGCGGCAATCCCGGCGGCACGCTCTGCGACCAGTTCCACGCTGTCGCGCTTCCACTCAGCCCCGGTCCATCCCGCCAGAAACGCCAGCCCCAGACCGGCCAGCACAAACAGCACGTCTCTGGCCATCAGCGCACACCGTTATGCTCAAGGCTGAAGTGGTTGCCGTCCGGATTCGACTTAAAACGCCCGCCCCAGCTGCCGCCCAGTGATTCCCAGTATTCACCCAGCGCCCGGTAATCTTCGGTGCGGGTTTTATACTCGCCGTTAACAAACAGGTTAAAATCCACCGCCAGCCGCTGCGTATGCAGGCTGTTGGCGATGCCGCTGCCCTTCTTCGCATTCAGCGCGGCCTGCTCCGGCGTGCGGTAGGCTTCCCCGAACGTCAGGCGCATCCCGCGATCATTCGCCCAGGTGATCAGCTGTGCAATCAGCCCGGTAAATAACTGCTGCTTTTCCGATAGCGTCACTTTCACTTCTCCTTATCGTCGCCACCCAGACGGCGGCGTAACCACATTTCGCAGAACTGATAACCCAGAATCCCGAGTCCCGCCCCGACCCCGTTTACCGCCAGCGGCGACATATCCGGGAACTGCACCAGCGCTGCGCCTGCCGCGACTGAAATGGCCGACCCCAGAATGACGCGCCCGGCAATCAGGCGCGGCGTGATTTTTTCATTACTGGCCAGCACCTTGCCCAGCGCGATAACCGCGCCAATAAGCAGCAGCTGCATCAGTGTTTTTTCATGGTCCTGCATCATATCCCCGTTAGCTGATCAGGCTTTCCGTTGCCGCCGCTTCCAGATACGGCACGCCGTTAATGTTTACGAACTTCGGACTGGTCACGAAGTACTTCACCTTGTGCGTGCTGATAGCGCCGCCCTTCGGATCGATATCCAGCACGTTACTCAGCACCAGTTTGCAGCCGAAGGCTTCCACCTTCGTTTCTTCGCTGCCGACCTTCGCATAAAACAGAAAGTCCAGCGTATCGATGCCTCGCCATGACCCGGCGGCACGCGCCTTCGCGGTCAGCTGCTGAAAGGTTTTGCTGCTCAGCTCAATCTCACCTTCTGCAGCGACTTCCCCGGCTACGTGTCCGTCAGGGACGCCGCGCGTGGACGCGGCCGCCGTGCTGTCCGTGATATCGAGTGAGATTTTTTCGACGTGAAGTAATTCCCCGTCGATGTTTACATCGAATGACTGACCGCTGATGCGCTGGCTCATGCTGCCCCCTCAGTGCTGTCCAGGCTGGTATCCAGTAGCAGCCCCACGGTAATTTCCTTTGGTGATTCAACCGGACGCATCACGATATAAATCTCCACCTGTTTAGCGCTTTTCCAGCTGATTGATACGTCACCGTCGCGCGGCGATTTCACCTCACCGGGGAAACGAATGCCGTTAATCTGGACTGACTGCGACATTTCACGCAGCGGCTTAGCAAAACTCTGCTGCGCGGCGACAATGCTGCCCGGCGTGCTGTTCAGCGTGCGATCAGCGATTCGGGCGATGGCCAGCAGGCGCACGCGGCGCGCAATTTTGTCAGCAATACGCAGGTACTCGATAACCTGATAATCCCCGCCTTCCACATCCAGCGTGCGCCCGTCAGACCAATAAAGCCCGTCATAGTCCGGATACCACATCGGCACGCTGAAACGCAGCTTTTCCAGCGCCTGCAGCGTGGCCAGCTCCAGCACTTTATCTATGCCGTCCACCGGCAGACTCTCACTGCCCAGACTTACCAGCGCCCCGGTTTTCACGCGCGCCGGGCTGTCAGCAATGGTTACGGCGCGATTACAGAGGCGACCGGCCAGCACGCCCGGCTCACTGCCCCACAGGCGGGGAACCAGCTGCACCGCTGACGCAGAGATTCCGCTCTGCAGCTTACTCATGCGCGTCAGATAATCCGCCCAGGCTTCGCCAGTCTCCGGACCGCCAACTGACAACATGAACCACACCCAGCGCCCGAACTTCGCCAGCAGCGTGCTGCGAAGCGAGGCGGCAGCGTTAATTTCCTTCTTATCCGGAACATCCGCGCACAACACGACCCCTTCCACGGAGGCCACCTGCTGCGCGCTCAGTACGGCATCTGCCCATGCCGACA